CTATTGTAAAATATCTTTCCATTGTTTTAAGTTTTCTTTTCGTTCTTCAAAACCATTATAACCACCGTTTATGATTTTTGTTATTTTTTTTACATCATCCGAATCAGCGTATTTATTTAATTTCTTTTTGTTCCAATACCAACAAGCTGAAACCATCGCATTTGCTTCTTGTGATAGTAAATCTGGATTGTTTAAAAAATCAATACCTACATCTTTTGATAACTTTGTATAATTATAGCGTCCGGTCACTTGAATATATCCACGCCCTCTGAACTTGTAACCATCGCCTTTAACTGTGTTTCCTAAGTCTTTTCTACCTTCGTATTTTTCAAAGTAACTCTTGCCTCCTAATTCAGTCAAGTATTTAAAATCTCCGCTTTCATGCTGAATTTGAGCCATGAAATGTGCTATTCTCATAGGTGTGTTGATATAATTGCAGCTGAGTAATGTTTTGTATTTTAAGTCTAGTCTTTCCATATTATTTATTTGATTGAATTAGCCAAACTATATAACCGAATATAAGCGAAGCTATAGCCCTGCAAAACCATTTCAACTGATTCATGTTATCTTTTGTAATACTGTACTCTAATTCTAATTTATTTAATCTTACTTTGTTTTCTGCAACATCGTGTGTCAAGCCTTTATTGTCATTAAAAGGATTCCCAACTAGTGCTGATTTAATGTCGTTCAAAGTATCTTGCTGTTGTGTGCCGTCTTTTTTTAAAAATTTAAGATGTTCTTCTATTCTTGTAAGTCTTTCTGATTCCACTGACATAGGTAAAAAATAATGTGGTTGATATTGTGGTTATGTAAATTTTGTAATATAAGTTTTCTCCTAAAAAGTCATAGTATAATTCCAGCAATAACAATACAAATATACAAACAATATACGCAATTTTTTCAGGTTTATAATGCTTACTGAAAATTAAAAAGTGTAAAATAGACAAACCAACTACAAATGTGTCAATTTTATTTATCAATACGTAATTATTATAATAAAAATCACTATGATAAATCAGCAATAAAAAACCTAACCACAAGACAATTGCTTGTGGTAGGTTAGTAAGCCATTTATTAATCATTGCTTGGTCTTTTTGGTGGACGTGGCGCAATTATGCTCTGTGCTTCTATATTTTCTTTCGGCTTAGTATCTTTAGCTAAACTAGAGCTTAAAGCAGTTGCAATAAGTCCAATTAACATTATTAACTGCGCCCATTTTTGATCGATTCCGAAATCAGTTAATATACCCATATTACCTTGAATAAATCCATACACGGTACTAAAAGTAGCTCCTATTGTTATAAGCCAACTAATTACTTGAGATTTGTTTAATTCCATTTGTTATTTATATTTAATTGTTTAATATGTTATCATTAATACGCCTACAGCTGTTTTGTAAACATCTCCTACAACTAGCCCGCCTGCTAATGCTGTTGTGTTATTTGTGTATATAGGGGCATTTGCAAAATTTATAATTCCGTTAGGTTTTATCGTCATTCTGTTAATAGCTGTTGAGGCGCCTGTACCTGTTGATATGTCTAAAGACCCGCCTACAACTGCGTTAAATTGAACTGATGGAAAAGCTTTTGTAGAGGACTTGAATCTTACACCGCCTATATTTTCTCCTTCCGAACCTCTATTTGTTTCAATATCTAAATTAGCGTATCCTAAATTAGTGTTTTTAACAACTATTCCGCTTGAAGATGTTGTAGAATTTATTTCTAATACTTGAGATGGTGTATTTGTTCCTATACCTACATTTGTTCCATTGTCAAATACCCTACTGTCTCCTACAATCCTACTACCTACTACTTTAGGCAAGTAGTTTGTTGTGCCTGTTCCGCTTATCGGGTTTGATAGTACTCCACCGCCTGCCAAAACAGCACTTGTAGAAGTTTGACCCGTCAACGTTACCGACTTCCCTACAATATCTCCTGTTTTATTAACAGTGTAGGTGTTTGTGCCATCGTTTTGTACTTTTAACCCAAATTCTGTACTTGATAAAGGTATATTTGAAGTAAATCCATCCGCTAAAGTTTGCCCTCTTAAAACAGTTTTTGTTATAAAGGTGTTCCCAAGCGTAGCGGTATTGCTTCCCGAGCCTATAGCGTTGTAACCTATTACTATTTCATTTGTTCCATTATTGTTTAGGGCTTTTGTATTACTTCCTAAAAATAAAGATTGATTGGACGTACTATTTATAGTCGTTCCATCTGCTAAAAATGAACCTGAACGATACCCGTATCCTGAGTTATGACTTCCATCTGATATATTCAAAAATGAATCCCGACCCATTGCAGTATTTTGACTTCCTAAAACACTATAAGCTAAGGCATCACGACCGAAAGCTGAGTTGTTGCCTCCTGATATATTTGCAGCTAAAGAAGTGTTACCAAAGGAAGTGTTATCCGAACCAGTGGTGTTGTTTGACATTGAATTAGAACCTACCGAAGTGTTCCTATCTCCTGATGTATTTGTAAACAAAGAAGCACTACCAAAAGAAGTGTTATTAGAACCAGTGGTGTTAGAATCAAGGGCATTATTCCCAAATGACGTATTGCTATTGATATTACCTTTTCCTGTATTCCAAATAGTTCTGTTTGCAACCCTATATTGTAACAATCCCTCAGCATTTAATTTTGGCACTGTAGGCAAATCAGCAGTCCCACCTAAATCACCCGCTAACTTAACCTTACCTTTTACAATTGTTGTTGCGTCTACAGTAGAAATCGCACTCTGAGCAATATCTCCACCACCCGCTAACATTATATTCGTTGTAGGTGCGCCTGATTTTACGATTGATGTTCCTGTGATTGTTCCTAGTTTGTCTATTGATGAAGTTGTAGAGCCTTGATTCTGACCTATTAAAACTTTACCTGTAGAGCCTGACCCTATAACATTAACTGCAATAGCGTCAAAATTACCATTGTGTGTTATATCTATTGTGTTTTTAGTAGCAGATTGTCCTTCTATCGATAAAGCAGAAGAATTAGCCGAAAAAATCCTCATTGCGGGCGTAGTTGTTACTGCTGAATTATTTGTAATCCTTAGTGTACCTACTTTTTCTTCATCCCCTGTCTTATGTAATACATTTGCGTCAGTAGCTTTACTATTCAATTGCGTTTGAATAGAACTCGTAGCATCGTTATTGGTTTTCTGTGCGTCTGTTTGGTATCTTTTGTCCGTTGTATCTGCTACATCTGCGGTACTTAAAACAACTGCGCCAACTTTACCGTTTACACTCGTGACTGTACTTGGTGCAACATCTACATAAGTAGTGCCATTCCATCTGTACAACTTATTAGTATCTTTAGTTACATATAAAATGCTGACTTTTCCAGTCGTTGGCAATCCTGCATAATTAGCAACCTCAATAACGCTTGAAATGTCCGACACATTACGCCAATTTAAAACACCTTCATTTGTTTGCGTTACAACTTTTGTTGAAGTGTTGTCTTGTACGTTGTTTGTCAATTGAATGTTTTCAATTGGAGTGGCATCTGCTGGAACTTGTGCAAAAATCGAACTTGACGCTAATAGTAATAATAAAAATAATTTGTTTTTCATTTTAATAAAAATTGATTTGTATTCTATTTCCGGTATTCATTGTTTTTGTGATGGTGAGCGTGTTATCTGTTTGCGTGTATTCATCACCCGCCCAAAGTGGTGTTCTAACTAATAATACACTTGATACTCTTGCACCAACTGGTAATGTAAAAGTATTAACGCCTGCATATATTTCGACTTGTGGCGCAATTCCACCGCCAAAATAACTGTCTTTGTTTCTTACGAATGCGTCGCTTTCTGTATCTTCTTCAGCTAAATCAGCTTGTACATTTTTTTGTGCTTCACTTTCAATTCCGTCTAATTTTTCAGCTAATAAAGTTGTAAAATCATTACTCGATAATCCTTTGCCATTTTCTTTGAATACTACGCCGTTATACAATTCAATAAACATTTTGTTTACTTCATCAAAGGCTTTTCTTAATGGATCCCCTTGCCCATCGTTAGGCTGAGATATATTTATATTAACTCTAGCCATACTATACTTTTATCCAGTTGAAATTCGATTTTGCTCTGATTGAACTTGGTGCGGGTCTCTCTGGTAAATTAAGAACATCCAAATAATCAATAAATTTCAACTCTAATCCAACGGCTAGTTTTTCATATTTCTGAGCCATTGCATCGGTTTTCTCATTAAAAATTTGTTCCGTTTTTTCGGGTGTGACTAAATAAACTCCATTTTGTGAAACTTTCGGAATAGCTAATTGAAGATAAAAAGAACACGTGTAATAAGCCAAAATAGTCGAAATGTAATTGTTGTAAATTAATAGATAATTACCGCTTAAAGCATCGTTTTCGTAGTCCAAAACAATTTTATCGTACAAGTTATCGCCCAAAACTCGTTTTATTTCTGAGTTTTGAGCCATAAAAATGAAAGGATTTATTGAGTCGTTGTCGATGTTGCCATCAAAACTTGATAGTCTGGAAACGTCGTCAATTGTGATGAGTAATTTTGTCATTATACTTTTGTTTCTGTAGGGTCTGAAACTATCGCTTTTTCTTGCCCAAAGTTAATAAAATCTATTTCGGCTTTTGGATTTATCTTTTTGAAAATTTCATCAAAATAGTCCAGTAATATTTCACGCATTGGATTAATAACCCCTAAATATAATGAATCAGTAGCCGTTGCAATTTCATCTGCATTGTTTGAGAATCCAGAAGATCCCGGACGCTGGAATAAAATATTCATTGCACTATGTGCAGCCATTAATTTAATTTCGCTAGTTTCATCATAAGTTACAAACTGATCGTTACGCCCTCTAGGCTCGATTGTATCAACTATAATAGATTCATCAGCACTTTCATTGATTGAAACTGTTACGCCATCTGCATTTTCTGTCCCTGTCCAATCTTTCTTGATTTTGGCAGCAATCGCTTCTTTCTCGGTTTCATCCATCATTGAACCATTGTTCACATTGATGATTGTTTTTCCTTGAAAACCTCGAGTAACATGATTAACCGCATCATCAATTAAAGCACTCTCAATCTTTGCGCTTTTCAGTCCACTGTACCAATCTGGAAAAGGATAAAAAGGCTCACTAGACAATTGTCTTATGTGTTGAATTTCAATCTTTGCATCATTCTCTTTTTTGTCGAATCTAGGGAAAAATTGCGGTGGGTATTGATATTTTTCTGTAAAATCCCAACAATACCAATAACCGTTTACCTCCATGTAATCGTTAGATTTTGGGTCTTTATCGATATTCAAACCAACACGAATAACTGGAACGTGTTTAATTTTAATTGGTTTCTTTTGGTAGTTAATTACTTGATCGTAAGCCGAACCAGTAGTTTTAAAATCCAAACAAATTAATCGTAAATCTGCTTTTGATAAATAATCATGTGGATTGATTGAGCCACTTTTATCCACAAGTCCCTCGCCTACGATATAATTAACAATAGTTTTAATTATAAATGCGTTGGTTGGTGAATCGTCTGCGGAATCTTTATATTTTTTGAAATTCAAGTTATTATTACCGTTCAAAGTGTAATCAGTTCCTATTGCGGGTTTTTTAATTCCTGTTTCATACTCTGAAAACTGGAAATGCTGAACTTTATTCGCCATTATGAATAGTATTTGTTATTGGATTTCTTAGAATAGTCTTGTATGTTTTCGTTTTCTGAAACAATCATTAATTTACCCATCAAAACAAGTTTGTTTGAATTGATTTCGATTAGTGAAAATGAGAATTTATCGCCTTCTTTTCCAGTAGGGAATGTTTCAAGAAAAACGTTGTAGTTTTCATTTGACAGCAAATCAATTGCACAAATGATGGTTTGTTTTTTTTGGCTCATTTCGTTTTTCAATTCCATTTTGAAAATATTAACGATGTTAAGTTTTTCACGTGGAACCATTTGAAACGATGGTATAGTATTTTTTCTTAATATGTTCATAGTTTAATTATAAACCGCCCTAATCAAAGGGCGGTGTATTTTTTAAGCATTTGGTAACAATGCATCTTTGTAATCCTCTTTTGCGGTTTCTGTCAAAACATACATCGCATCGGCTTCACGTGATTGAATTGTAAAACTCCATCCTTGCGTATCTGTTCCGTTTGCCAACGTCATGACATCACAACCGTTTTTAGCTCCTTGAACTAGAATATTTCCATTGTAGTCCTCAATAAAAATTGTTTGCAATATTCCTGCATAACCTTGTACTTGCGCTCTTAACGCTTGATCTGCACCTGGTATAAAGAATGTATTAACCGCTACATATTCGTTTGTTCTTGTCGCTTCGTCAAAAGTTCCAGTATCAACGATATTGTTTCCAGTTGCCTTAACTTCAATTCTAGCGACTGAAGGTGCTGTCGTTATAACAGTTGGTAGTGTGACTACCCCTGTAACCGTATTCACTACTGGATCGCTTGCCAAAAAAGGCGCAAATCCAATAGCTTTAACCCCCTTCATGGGGGCTTTTCTGCTAATTGTTCTACTACTTGTTAATCCCATTATCCTACGTATAATACATTAAACTTCTGGTTTCCTACGTGCGCACCGATTGTGATTACGTTTTTGATAAACATATCTTCACGGTTCTCAGCGATTTTGTCAATTTTCATTGTGTTGCTGTCGCTAATTAAATCAGTTACCCAGAAGATGTGAGATTTTAAAGCTACAATCACTACGTTATTAGGAATCGGTACAAATTGAATATCTAATCCATTGAAGTAAAAGTTAGTCGCTGAAGCGTCAACATCAAACGGTTTGTTGAAATCAGTTACAACGTTGTTAGCTGCAACAATCATTTGCTTCACATTTTTAGGTGCGTAGATGATTGGTTGCTCAGTACCGGATAAAACTTCAGCAGGAATTGCTGCATAGATTTTATCAAATTCTGCTTTGATGTTTGCAGGTGTTAAAGTTGCTCCCGCTACTTTTTTACGTCCACCTACTCCAGCAGTTTGTGTAGCGTTTGAAGCGTTGTAAATCATTTTTGTAACTACTCCATCGATTTGACTTGCAGTAAGTGAAGCTACTAATGTTTTTTCAGCTGCTCCGATTTCCGCTTGAGTAGTTCCAGCAGTTAATGCAGCTACTGCCGTTTTTGTTGCCGCCGTTGCGCCGTTCCAAAATTCATTCTCTAACGCTAAAGAAATTTTGTTTGCATAGATTCCACCAATCACAACTCTTTCAAATTCACTTGACATCATATTCCATGCGCCCGCTTGCATATCTCTTTTGAATCTTGAAAAACGCAAGTTTTCTGGACAAAATTCTTGATAGAACATTCCTTTTTTAGGTGTTACGATTGTGTCAAATGCGCTTAATTCTCCTGCACTTGTTGGTAAACCACAAACAAATTCTTGAAGTGTAGCGGTTGCGCTAGCTTCTGTAAAAATTGTTTCGGCTTTTACGTCCGTTTCAAAAGTCACTAAATTTTTTGCAATTGTTTGATTCTCGAAAAGGATTTCTTCTAAAATCGGTTCGGCTGCAACGCCTCTAATATCTACTTTGTTGTAAACTATTGCCATTTTTTATTTGGTTTAATTGGTTTTTATTTGTTATTTTTTGTCTTTGCTTTCTTTTTCAAAATCGCTTTCTTTTGCTTTTCCTGTTGAGATTAAAAACTCTACAATTTCATCGGTAATGTTTTCATCTGTAATGATTGATCTGTCACCGTAAGGCTTCAAAACTACGCCTTCTTTTAATTTGTACTTTGCCATGACTATTTGTTTTTTGAATCTCTGAAACGCTCTAATGCGCTCATTTCTTCATAATTCTTACTTGGTGCTTTTGGCTTAATTCCTTTTGCCATTTCTTCACCCATTTCGATTGCAACCTTTTTAGATGCAGCAACCTCGCTAGCCATTTCGATTGCTTTCCCTTCCATTTCTGCAATGCTAGCTTTAAGAGAAATATTTTCAGCTGTTAAGTCGTCAACTTGTTTTTGCAAGTCTGCTTTCGGTTCTTCTGCTGGTGGCATCGGGTCACCTTCTGCCATCGCTAACTTTGCAGCCGCTTCTTCTTCTTCTTTTTTCTTTGCAGCATCTTCTTCAGCTGTCATAAGGATCACTTCTTTAATCCTTGCGTCAATTTCTTCCTTTGTCATTTCTATTGTGTTATCGTTGGTTAATATTGGATTTAAAAAGGCTTCAATTGAAAAACCTAATAATTCTTTGTTTTTTACTTTTTCCCATACTTCGGCATTATCTATTTTTTGACCCAGAACCCAGTCACCTTTTTTTACGTCTAATCCTAGTGAAGTTGCTTTATCTTTTGTCGGGTCCTCAACTATCCAACTTTCGAAGAAATACATATCTTTGACTAATACACCGCCATGATTTACAGTACCGCCGTTATGATAATTCATTTTGAAAAAGTTTTGTTGTAAGTCCTTTACAGTTTCTTCAGAATAAAATACCTCAGCTGGTTCACCATTTATATTTTTTCTAGGAATAAGCATATTTGGACGCATTGCAACTGAATAGATAATTTTCTTTTCATCGTCTGAAAACTGCAAAAGTTCTGTTTCATTTGAAAACATTACAAGCGTAGAAAGTACTGCGGGACTTGTTACTGTTGACATTGCAAAAACGCCATCTTCACCAACTGTATATTTTAATTCGTATTTTTTCATAATAGTATAAAACAAAAAAGCTACACAAAATTAATTGCGTAGCTTTTTAAATGGTATTTGAGATTTGGGTCATTTCTGTGATGTATTACTTCATACATTTATTGGTAGCAAATATACAATTAAAATTTGGATAAAAACAAAAAACCCACTATATTTTTATAGTGGGTTTGGTTATATTTTATGAAACGCTTTTGCGTCGGGTCAAGGATACTATCCTAAATGATGTTAAACTACTTCATGATTTCTTTGTTTTTAGTTAGTGACTCTCTGAGAACAAATATAAGTCTTTTTATTTTATAAAAACAAAAAACCCTACAAAAATTTTGTAGGGTCTAATGATTAAAAAGAATCTAAACTATGAATGAGATGCAGCAAAGATACGTTTTTTATTTGGATAATGTACTATTTGAAAATAATAACAATTATATAACTAGTTCCCCATGTCATTAATACACAAAACAACTTCAAAAACAAATTGTAATAATTCCTTTCAATTGAATCCTTAATGCTTCCTTTGTTTTTATCTTTTGGATCCTTATCCGATTTGAGAGTTAATATACTCCATGCAACCGCAAAACCAACAACTTGTAACACGGTCATATTTGGAACAAAATCCAATTTAAACAAATGAACCAAGTCCAAAATAACGTAAGCAAACAAAAAACAATTAGCAATCGCAAAAACAATTGACAATAAAACCAATGCAAAATTTTTCATAATAAATAATTTAAGAATAAACGCCACCACTCGCTACAAATGATGACGTTTTATTTTTTCTGTATGTAGCGAACCACAAATATAAACTAAAAAACATTCTTGTCAACTAAAACTTTAACTTTTTCTTGTGCCTTTGTAATATCGCTTTCGGCTACATACACACGAATAGGATCTTGGTTCGCTTGTGATTTTGCTAAACTTTGCCCTACTTGGTTTTCACTTGTATTGTTAAATTGTACGCTTGGCGTTGCTGCTGCTCCACTACTTGACTGTCCAGAAATTGCGCTCGCACTTGACGATGTAGAACCTCCACCACCTAATGCCTGCAGTCCTTTTGCAGTCGCTGCAATTTGTGCGGCTATACTAATACCACCAGATACAGTATTTAATGCTATTGCTGGTTGTGCGATAATTGGTCCTGCAATTGGTCCCGCTTGAATGATACCCTGAGCAAGTGCGGCTTGATTTCCTGCTGAGGTTGTCTTAACTGTTTTAGCAATATCAACCGCACCTTCTGCAATTAATGCCGCTTTTTGAATTTCTTTTGATCTCCCAAAGATTGATTTTATTAGTTCAATCCCTTTTGATTTTATTTCGTAAAGTTTTCCCTCTCTGAAATTTTCTAGTTCTATTCTAGCCTCGTCAATTCTTTTTTGTTCTTCATATGATCGTTCTTCTTCTTCAAGAACTGAATCGTTAAACTCTTTTATTTGCTCCAGTCTTAAATCATCCGCATCAATCTTAGATTGCAATTCAGATTTTACAATTGTCGCTTGAAATTCTGCTAGTGCCGTTGCATCATCTTCACGGTCTTTTTGTTCTTCCTCTTTTCGTTTGTCCGCTTCGCTTTTTGCTTTCTCCCTTGCTTTTTCTGCTTCGCTATCAGCTTTGCTTTGGTCCTCTTTTATTTTTGAATTAGTCGCTATTCTAGTTTCAAGCGTAAATTTTACGTCCTCAATGATCGCCTCATTATAAGCATCATTCGATTGTTTGTATAACTCCTCAGCTTCTTTTTTATTATCCTTAGCTGAATCAATTAAATCCTGATTACCCGATTTAACCGCATTCCAATAGCTTCGATTTGCTGAAAGTAAATTTTGATATGCGTCTTTGCTTTGCGTTCCAGCCGTTGCAACTGCTAATTCTTTTTGACTTTTAATCAGCTTTTGTATTTCTTCATCTGTATTGCCGTATGCCCTCGCTCTTAATATTTCAATATCATTTGAACTCTTAGCGTAGGCGTTTGCTTCACTTATTGAAGTGGCTAATTTATCAGTTTCATATTTATTTAATTTAACTGCTTTTGCCGTTCTTTCTTCTTGCTCGGCTGCTGCATCACTAGACTTTACCCAAGCATACACGCCAACCGTAAGTGCTGTCAATGCCACCGCTGCAATAACATAAGGATTTGCCAAAACTGCTAAATTCTGACGCAATTGTGAAGTCGTTCCAGCGTCTGTTGCTGCCTTTTCTGCTGCTTTCGCTGCTACAATCTTTGCAAATGTATCTTTTACAATGTTCTGGAACACTCTGAATTGCCCACCCAAAGATGAAATATTGCTAATTGCATCAGCAAATGCCATCGCAGCTTGTACTTTTAACAATGCTTTTTCAGTTTCTTCTGATTGATCGCCAAACAAAGCCATTCCCGCAGTAACCCCTTGCACTCCTGTAGCTGCAATTTGAGCAGCACCACCTAATTTTTGCCCTAAAGTGGTTGCCGCCGCATCAACTGTTTGATCGGTTTGAATCTGAGTTTTACGATAATTAGCTACAACATTTAAAAGTTCCTTATATTCAGTTGTAGCAGTTTGTCCCGCAAGTGCCAATTCGTACAATCTATCCTCAGCTTCACCCATACGAGTGGTAAGCGGTTGTAAATCGCCGTAAACCTGCTCGAATGTTTTGTCTAGGTCCTGAAAAGATTTTGACGCTCCTTTTGCTGAATTTTCAGTATTATCAAGTGAATTCCCTAACGCATTAGTTTGTTTGGTTACTTGTTGTGCATTCGTATCGAATGTAATTTTAATATTTTGATCTTCTGTAGCCATTAGTAATTTATTGCGTTTAGTTTGGTTTTTCCTGTAGTTGTATCAATTGTAATGTCCGATTGAATGTAGCGTTGCTCACCTATAATTATTTCATTTTGCGCACGGTAACCAGTAGGAATATTACTCTCGCCTTGCTTTAAATTTGCGAAGTTTAAAAATATTTCATTCGGTGGCAAGGTTAAAACAAACTCGCTGTCAAAAGTATTTTTCTTTGTGAGCATTTCTATAAACGTTTTGTAATAGTTCAAATATAAACTATCTGTGTCATTTACGTTTTCCGCTCCAAATGCTAAAGTCTTGCCTGTTGTCGGGTGCTTAAATGTAGGTTCTAAAACAGTATAAAGGTAATTGTTCAGTGTTTCGGTGTACTGGCTAGCTACTGGATTTGCACCCAAAGAAACCGATTTCAAGTACATAATTGTAAATTCATCATATACCGGACTGTATCTATTCGCTCCATTTTCTAAAACATCTGGCGGATCATTTGAAAATCCAAACGCAGTTCGTGCGCCACTAGGGTGCTGAAACACACTCGACTGTTTCAAAATAGAATATTCTGTTTGCACATCGAATTTAGTTATTTTATCTGGAATAACTGAAGGATAAACCAAACTACCAAAACGAGTACCATCACCAAAAACCGAATCGAAATAATCCGATTTAAAGTGTTCAAAATTGTAAACTGTATATTTATTTGCTTTCTCTTTATTTAAGCTTGCATTATCTACATATGCAGTCCAGTCGACAATCCTTTTGGAATAAGATTTGTTTGTTTCGTTCACATCGCTTGACGTTAACCAGTACATTGAATTATCCTGAAGTCCACTTGAAACAACTTGAATATTGAACATCTTAAAAAACGATTTCAAAAAATCAGTGCATTTCATTTTAGGCAGGATCGTAATAAGGTTTAAGCTATTACCACCTAAAGATTCCGAACTTGAATAATTCAGTGCGGTATGCGAAAATTTAGCACGTGTTACCCTTGTACCAAATCCAATACCAGACTTTCTAGAATGGTAGTAACTTTGAATTGATTTGAACTCAATTGAGCCCCACTTAACTAAAGTAACTGGCAACACTTCAAATGCAAAATTCAATTCACCTTGACTATTTAAAATACTATCCTTTACCCTATAAAGGTATTTGTTTGTTGTGATTTCCTGACTATCTATTACAACATTGGTATCAGCATTTTTTAGTACTACTTTTATTTTTGTCGTAGCTTCTAAATTTTCAAGGTTGTTGAAGGTTAAATTTAAATCGAACCCATCACCCCAATAAGAAGTATTAAATGAAACAGCACGTTTGGCTTTAAATATTCCACTTGTGCCACCGCCTGTAATTGCCCATTTAGGGTAAGCAGGTGAGCTTTCAATTTGACTAACTGTATCGTATTTTAATTCAACAATAGGATTGTAATTGATAATTTTATTTGATGATTCATCAACAGACACTAAATTTTCAGAAGAACCCCAAACATATAAATCCATCAACTCTGGCTTTGAGAATAACGGACAAATTACAGGCGTCCCGATTTTCAATAACAAATGATTCATTATTGACATGTAGTTTATTGCTGGACGCACTTCATTTAAGCTAATAAAGCTTGTGCCGTTTACGTTCGGAACGGTATTAAAAGCAATATTATCTACAATGTTTGCATCATCTTCATTATAAACCCAAACACGATTATTTGACATAAAAGGAACGCCCCATTTGAAAGTAATTCCATTGGCTAGGGTATAATTCTTAACACTAGTCATTCGGTCTTTTAAAATGGTTTTATTCCATTCAATTTTAACTAAAGGATCGTAAACCCCAACATTTGAAAATAAGTCTTGAATTGTTAAATCTCCTAATTTATCGGATAAACTTGTTAGGTTGCTGGCAAAATCCAAAGATATTGTTTTCTGATCGCCTCGCTCGTATTCTAGTTCATCGGGTGTAAGTACTCCAGATTGAAACAAAAACCCTGAGATATACAAATAAGAATCAAAAACGCCTGAAGTATTTAGTTGTGTTATTTTTTCATTTCCAATAAAACCCAACAACATTTTATTTTTGTCTGTAGATTTTATCTTGAATGTTTGTGTATACGGCGAATAAATTTTGCTTATATCGCTTAAATCTTTGATGGTTAACTTGTAATTAATCGATTCCGATTCCTCCAAATCTAGCATGTAATAATTGCTATCGGTGTGCTTGATGTATAATTGTACCATCTTAAATTATATCATTTATAAAATTATTTGTTTCTTCAAATTCAAAAGTATAACTAATCGAACTCTTATCGTTTAGCCTTGTCTTTTTTAAGAAATTAGTGGCTGCATTACTAACTGGAATCTGAGTAAATTTACTATAAAACCCTAAATTTGCTTCAGTAACAACATCGTTATCAACTGTAATGTTGGTATTATCAACTGTTACAACTGTACTATCGACTGTAATTCCGTTTTGTTGCGTCTGATAAACATCATCGCCAAACACAATTAAGTATATTTTACTACTCTGAATGATCTCACGCACTTGATAATTGTTGTTTTCATCAAGTAACCCGGTGTTAATAGTAAATTTTCGGTTTCCTTTTGGGCTTCCCGCTTGTTTTAAATGCTGGATTTGGCTATTAATCATCAAAGGGTTTCTAAAACTTGAAGTATATTCGTCTCTAGTAGTGTCAATTGATTCAACAAATTTACCAAATGGAGTGAATGTGTCCCAAAGTCCTAAGCGATTAACATACGCCACTAAACATGGTACGCCTGTTTGTCTTAGTCTTGAACTCGGATTAATAGATTGTTGCGTAATCATTCCGTTTGAACCAGTACCACTATAAGATGTTTCTTTTGATGTGGTCCTATTGATTGTACATCTATCGTAATTGATTCCAAAGGCATACTTTCTGAATGTTTCAATATCATCGTATCCGGTGTACATACCGCCCCGCTGCTCGAATGAATAGCGGTAACCGGTTGTAGCGAAGTAAGTACCTAATTGTTTTGTTGATTCATTATCAACTTTGTAAACTATGTGAAAATAAACCCCTTCGCCCGCAGTAGTTGGTGTGCTAGTCGTATTGTAAGCCCATTGCGGGTTGTTGACGTTGAGGTTTGAAGAAGTTATGAACGATTTTATTTCGTTGTGCAATTCAATTGCAATATAGTTATCGTCTGGCGATACCTTAGCGATGTTGTTGAAAACTATACTCGGGGACGCTGGCAAATCCGCAGTTTGGAAACCCCTCCAAATATACACTTCAATAGTTGCCCGCTGCAATGAAGTCGTGCCAAGCTCGTTTTGTATATTGAAGTGCATTGGAGACTGAGCAAAGAAAATATTTTCTTTACTGTTTATGTTTGTTAAAATAGGTGTTGCTAGTGCCATAAAGTATCGTGAATCATCACACGTGTTTAATTTAAGCAAATATAAACAAAAAACCTTTAACAAAACAAAAACCCCAACAAATTAATGATGGGGATTTGTCGACTGAGGAATCTCAATCCTTTATGAGAAAAGAAAATTAACGGTTTGACAATTCTAATATATCATTAAAATCTTTGAAATTTGTCATGCCTACTCCGCTACAAACATCACCTACTTGGTAATTTTCCGATTCATCACCTTCTGGAATAAAAACTACCGTTCCGCTTTCGGGTCTTGAAAATAAATAAATTGAACCATCAGGGTGTTTCATTAATTTAGGGAAAGGCAAAACTTTACCTTCTACTTCTTTAATCTTTGCTTTCATAATATTTTTTCTTTTTAATTGTGAACCACAAAGATAAACTAAAATATCTATTTCACAACTGGATTAACAATCATTTTTATTAAATCTTTTACTAGTAAATTAACATCTTCATCAACAAATTCGTCAATCGCATTTAACAGTGGCGTATCTTTTATATTGTTTCGGTTTTTTGGTGTTGCCTTGCCTTTTGGCGTGTTATATTTACCATACTTATATTGCGTCAATACTAAAACATTATAAGGCTTTACACGATAGTTTCCAGAATCCCGAAGGTGGTCCTTTTGCAATTTACTTACCTTTGAGTTTCTTGATGATACTGCAACAACTTTGCGCCCTAATTCATTAAGCCTATTCGTTATCGCTTTCTCTATCGCTTTCTGTTCTGTCGTCTTTCGCTTTGCCACTTGATAATGTTTTAATAAATGCTTTGATTTTGGAGGTACTCGCACTATCGCTCGTTATTTCTTTTCTAACCATAGTGCGACCTGTCCTTGATTTTCCTTTTACTTCCTGCTCGTTTCCTTCTTCATCTAGAAAAACCACTTTCCATTGAATATTTTTCGGCATTATCCTTTCGGCAATTCTAACAAGTTCTGAGTTGTTATTGTACGCACCGTAAAATATTTGTCTAAACTCAACCGATTTATTGCGCCCTATTAAATCACCTTTAATGGATCGCTTCAAATATCCAGTATCAACATTTGCAGTTGCCCTCGCTTCTCGGACTACGTCACGAATGTAAGTCTTTATTTGTCCGTCGGTGTAGGTCATTTACAAACTATTTTGGTGCATTTCAAAAGTACATGAAAATATAACGCCGTCCAAATTATTACGCTCGTCTTTTTTTACTGGCTCGAAATCGCTGATTGAATCTTCATTAATAGAAATATCAAAATCGTTGTGAGACTTTAAAATATCAATTATAAAGTCATTTGCTATGCTATCTGTAATTCCTAAATTATCGATGTAATTAGTATCGAGCATCAATTTAGATGGCGTTGAAATCTTAGCATCATCACGTTGGTTTAATACTTCAAACTGAACACTGAACGCTCTAAATAATTGATCGGGTTTTGGTGATGGTAGCAATAAAATACTTACTAGTGGGTAAATGTTTTCTTTTTCGACATCGAGTACATCATCATCTTTAAACACAACTGTGTTCACCAAAGGATTTGATTGTAGGTTGTTTGTGATGAATGTTAGTAAGGTGGATAGTTTGTTTGCCATTTGTTACTTAGTTTTAAAAGAATTTCCAAAAATACTATTAAACACATCTTCCATTTCTCCAAAATCTATGTTTTCAAAGCTTTGTATCTTTTCTTCTTCAATTTTATGGAATGTAATTTTATCAGCAATTCTTTGTTTCGCTTCAATTTCTGAATTAGCCAAAACAATTGACCTCATTTTCCTGCCTCCAATCTCAAAATAAACTGTGTATTTTTTCATAATTCTTTTATTTTTAATTTCTATTCAACATTCTCTACAATCCTTTGCCCTATCAAATAATTTGCCCAAAACAAAACCTCGCTTAATTTCCACGATTCAATATCTTTGTAAGAGCAATTTTCCCACCTCATAATAACATCCATTATCACAACATCGTTTCCAAACTCTTGTACAAAATCATTTCTTAAATCTGAACCGATTGTCTGTTTTCCCGGTTCACCATATACTGGCGGATCGAACACATAATAATACTCAGCTATCAATTCATCACTTTGCTTTTTATATTCAATTAAAATAGCATCCATATGATGAACGTAAATAGTTTGGTACCATTTCTTGACAGCAAATATACGGCAAAAATTGTAATAATCTTCAGTTTCAAAATATCTTTTCAAATCTACATAATCCGAAAATGTAATATCTTTTAATTGTTTCGTTTTGAATTTATTTACTTTTGGCTTATTTAATAGCCGTTCTAGTCTTTTGCTAGGTTTTATATTCTCGCCTTGACTTTTTAGCGTGGCGAACTTTCGTAGGGTTATTCCGCTAGGCATTATAGAAACGGTTTTATTAGTTCCAAATTATATGGAATTAAATCCTCAATTGTGTGATTTTCTAAAAAAGACAATTCAAAAAGGCGTCCGCTTGAAAACTCCAATACATCTTTTCCAAACAAAACAAACCCTTTAAAAATAACACGTTCTTTTGCTTTTTGGTATTGTTTACAAAGATTGTATTCATCCATAGTAAAAAGCTCATGTTTTCCTTTAATATACATTTCATAGAAAACTGGTTTTACTAACACATTACCATCTAAATAACATGGCACAAACATTCCTATATTGAGTTTTTGTTGTATAAAGTCAGTAGCTTTAAAAATACTAACTAATGCTTCTTCGTTAGTATATTCACTATTGTTTCTAAGTGATAACTCTTGTTCTTTGTTGTAATCACTCATTTTAATTAATCTATTCATCTCTTTTATTTTTTTATAATTCCCTACAAATATATAAAATTATTTCCCTTTCATGAAGTTTTTATACTCATTTATAAACATTGCGGTTAAAATATATCGCAAACAGTCGGACGCATGCCCAAATTCCTGCCAACTTTGACCGCTTATTTTGTCTTTTATGACAGATTTATTTACTTTTCCTTCAGCATCTTCAGTACAATATTGATAATCATTGATTGAATTTCTACATCTTGAATCAATGCCAATTGACAAGCCACTAATATCACCAGCTAATAAATCATTAGTGAAATTCTTTGACATGATTACGCTAGGGTTAGACTTCGGAACCCTAAAGTTAGGTTTCATTTTAGCTAAATATCCTTTAATCAACATGTAAAAGTTTTGACCCTTCTGCAATTTAGTATCTCTTTTCTTTGATGTAGCGTCACCATAAATAAACAATCCATTCATATTTGATCCGTATCTCTTTAAAAATTCCTCGCAAGTATCTTTTAATGTATTCAAAGGATCTTTCAGCATTATCTCGTCAATCTGTCGTAGTAATCCGTTTTCAAGTTGGAAAACGTTACAAGTTAAATAAGGCAGTACATTTTCATCAAATACAATATGCAGCGGTAACGATGGGTTGTAAGGATAATTCCCTATATGCTCATTAGTGAATTGTTTCAAGAACTCGCCACCTTTTCGTAAGTGACCCCAAAGTCCAAGTGCATAAATATTGTAATGATTTATATCTCTTTCTTTGAATTTCTGGAACTTCTTAAGCATTTTCTTATCAATGAACCCACCACCTTTGCCATCACCAGATACCCAAATATTTTCGGTGTAGTTGGTCCTAAGTATAATCATGTCACCATCTTTATTTATCTGCTTTAGATTTATTTTAGATGGTATATCAATCCATTGTTCTTTATCAAATATTTCAGTTTTGATATATGAAAATTCAGATACTGGGTTAAATGCACCGATAACTTGTTGCCCTTCTTCACCTCTTAACCTTGTTTCTAATTGTTGATAATCGGCAAAAGTAACTTGATCTAATTCATCAATAAAAATCTTTTTGTAACCTTCCAATCCTTTTACTTTATCCGCATCATCTAATCCAGAGAAACTAATAAAACTCCCTGTTTGTTTGAATTCGATGTGATGTTTTTGAATTTTGAAGTATTCAGATAAACCCCAAATATTAATAATCTTTTTGAATGTAGCGAAAATAGTTTTATCAATATGCGAAGAAACTCTTTTAAAAACAATTGAATTATTAAAAGGACCCTCCATTGTGTATATCAATAGTTTTTGGCACACCGAATGAGTTTTAGCACTAGACGAACCGCCGTAAGGGAATATGTAGCTAATATCCTTGTTATTAAAAGCTGCATCTATTTCATGATAAATTTCATTGAAGTGTTCAGCGTCAAATTCTATTTCTTCTAAATCAATCAAACCGTATATTTATTAAGCCAGTCGTAAGCCAATTTTTTATAAAATTCTTTTATCTGAGACATCGATAATGTTTCAAAATCAAACTTAGCTCTGTCTATTTTAATGCAATTCCATGATACAAAAAACAAAAACAGACAGCTCGCACTATCTGTTTTTATATTGTATTTTATAATCAGAATTGAATTTTTTAATTTAATTAGTTTCATCTTTTCTAGTTCTAAACTTAATCATTTCTATCAATTCGTCCACATTTCTTATTTCACGCCAACCGTACAGTTTAATCAATCCGTCGTATTGCATTCCAGAAGTTTCTTCAATATCAGTAACGTGGTAATACACTATTCCTTTATTTTCATTATCCTTCATGAATTGATTAGCATCTCTAAAATAAGAAGTTAATACTGCGATTCTTTTTATCTTACTCATCGTCTTTTCTTTTAATTTTAATAACCATTTTCTTTGCAGCTACTGGTGTAACATCTTCAGTCTTTTCAACTAAGTTATTCAAACGTTGTGTAATGCTAGGGTTATACACTCCGAGCATACCGCCGTTAATCTGATTTGCTTTAATTTCTTTTTTTATATGTGAACAGATAGGAATGAAGTCATCGTAATAACCACCTGAGTTTTTAAAATATTGTTCAACACAACCGTAATTATTATAGCAGAACACTTCAAAACCCTCCATGATGTAAGGCAATTTCAAATCATCTGACATTCTTTGTCCTTCTTTGCCTACATACTGTACTTTTTGCCAATCTTTCGCTTGCACCAATAAATCTTCTTTATAAAGTTTCCAAGCTATTTCTAACTCGTCTGGTGACTTAAAAATTCGTGTTGGGTGCATCTATACTATTTTTTTATTTAAAAGCTTCTCAGCTTCTTTTTTCGTTATTGTTTCAACTATTTCTGCCCATTTGCCGTTACAAAATATCATTAGATTACCGATAAACAAAAAAACATCTTCATCATCATCGTGTATCCCAAAACTAAAATCTTCATCAGAACATTGGTTTCTATCGTATCCGTTTTTATGTGTTCCTGAGTTAAACCCTAATAAATCCTTGATATAAACTCCTTCTTTAAAACCTTTCTTTTCAGCTTCAGTAATCAATGCGCTTTGCCATTCTTCGGGTGTTGCTTCTTCCCAAATATAAGCATTACAATGCAATCTTAAATCTTCATAAAAATCAAGAGAAACAATATCCAATCCATAACCTATAGACATTTTTCCTTCTATTGTTTTAATATTTATAATATAATTAGAATTATTAGCAAAAACTTTATACCACTTCCCAACTTCCAACTCAACATCAAACGCTTCTGGAAACCATTCCTTTGCAATCGGATCTGTTAGTTTTAAAAGCATTTCTTTTGTTAGGGTGTAGGTTTGTTCTGTTTCAATACCACAAGCCTCTAAGAAAACTTTTTCGTTCCATGTTTCGTGGATATTTTCTTGGTGTTCATTTCTCCAAATAGCTCCAGAAGAAATAAAATCAAAAACCAAATCTTCTTTTCCGTTGTAATCATTTGTTAAATATTGAAACTCTTTGAAAGCACCAAGTAATTGACCTATTCTACCAGCTTTCTCCAACTTCGGTTTAACCGCTTCAAACTGTTCTTTCGTGCATCTCATTGCAATTGCTTTCATAATTTTATAGATTTAATTTAAGCAAATATAGTTATTTTTTACTAATTATTACTGCTTATTAATAATTTTTTCTTTTTCTTCTTTCAATTCCGCTAGTTTATCTCTAAGGTTTAAAACTTCAACACCCAATAACTCAACCATTCCAGATAAGTTATCTAAATCTAGGACATCTATTTTATATTTAGTGATAGATCCACCAGAAAACTTACTAACTTCTTCTTGGCTATATCTTATCAAACCTCTTTCGTTTTTAAAAGATTTTATAAGCCCTTTTTTTTCCCATTTGTAAATGGCAGCCAATGAAACAGACAATAGCTCTGATAATTCTTTTCTTGAATAACTTTTCATTTCGTTTTATTTAGTATTTTTTTTTAGCAAAGATACAACTAAATAATACAAATAACAACTTTGTAGCATAAAAAGCAACCTCCGCAACCAAAAAGCAACCTCGGCAACCAAAAAGCAACCACTTTTTCGACTTAACTAATTGATTTATAGTTAGTTAACTAAAAAAGCAACCATTTGGTTGCAAAACAGATTATTTTTAGATTTGTATTTATAATAAAATATCCTCACGTGTATATATTATAATAATATTAACAATATATTTCTTACATATATTACATGTATATGCGAGGCTCATTCTTACAAAACAATTAGCTACCTAAATAACTACCCCGCAACCTGCAACCAAATTCATTTTTACATACTTAATCAATTGATTATCAAATAGTTACGTTAAATTTTTAGGTTGCCGAATAGGTTTCGGGGTTGCTTTTTGGTTGCACAAAAAAACCGCCTAAATAGCGGTTTTGTAAGAATTACTTGAAATATTTGTCTACTGCCTGCCTACTCACGCCGAGTGCTTTTCCTACATCTGAACTACTCCAATCTGGATATTTGTCTTTAAGCATGATCGCTTTTTCTTTGTTGCTCATTCCTTTTGTGTCAGATAAAACAGACAAGCTCTCTTTGCTTGACGCAACCTCCCTACTCACCAATTCATATTGATGAATGAAATACTTCAACAACTTAATTGCTTTTTCAACTGATTCTATTCGCACCTCGTTTGTGCTGCTTTTTAACGTTCCTGCGTGATGATTATAGCAATCATCTAGGATATGAAACAAAAGTATAAAACGTCCGAAATAGGTAGCCATTTTCGAGTATGCGGACTTCTCACGGCTTATCAAGTCAGACTCTGAAGAAATCATTTTTTCAATTTCATGATTATAATCAAACCAACAATCGAACGCCTCTCTATTCATACGATAAAAATCGACTGGCGTTTCTTCATCATCGAATTGTGTGTAGCTGGATTGTATTGTTTCGTATAGTCCGGTAACGTAAGAATCATATGTGTTTGATACATCTTCCGAAATATCTGATTTTGTGATATATCCAGTCTTTGAGTTTCCGTTAGTGAATAGAAACCTATCCCAAAATCCATTATCCTGCATGTGCTGCGTCATGTGTTGCGTTAACACTGTAGGTTGTATTCCACCGAAAATTGTTAAGTGTGCATTTGGTAGTCTTGCGCTTTCTGCAACTTTTCTATCATAGGATAAATCCTCATACGAAAAGGCTTGCAGATACTTTTCAATATCGGAACCTTTACCACCAGAATATTTTCCAGAAGAATTAATAAGTCCAGCAATCTCACCCATTATGATACCCATTCCTGCTGGATTTTCTGAACCCATCTGAATGTATTTTTCAATAGTTGAATCAGATGTATAGATACGTTTGCATTTCTTTTTTGTGGTTGTTACGTCCTCTGAAAATGCTTCAGATTGTTGTTTGAATAGTTTGTAGTTTTCACGCTCAATTTTCTTCAGTGGCGCAAACATTGGCGATGTTGACGGCGATTTTTTTGAACCCGCATCACCAATTATTACATTCCATAGCATGCACCATTCACGCCATGAATTTTTCAACACTATCGCCTTTGATCGACCGATTGACATTGAACAAACGGAAAGAAAAGCAGCACCCATAAAATTTGGATTACAACCCATTTTGTCACGTAGTTCGTAAATGTAATTAGTTACTTCAGTAGGAAAAACTTCTAAAGGAAAATTTTCTATGTCTTGTTTATTATCAAAATTCTCATTCGGATTAATTAATTTTGGTAGTTTAATCATAATGTTTAAATCTATTTATAGCTTCAGTAATTTGATTCTGAAAAGCTTCTGTTACTTGCTCTGAACTCCATTTGTTTGATTTTTCTAAAAATTCATTTTGATTCAATATAGCTAAATCATTTTCTTCACTCCATTCCTTATCTGACATTTCAAACCATCTTTGCTCTGAAATTCCTTTTTCTTTGTAGAATTTTTGAAGTTCTAATGAATTTAGTTTTAGTTTAAAAAATTCATAATGAAAATCAATAGGCTCTGATAAATCTTTGTGTATCGATTTTTGCGCATAGTCTAAATCTTTATAATGATCTAAAAGAGCGCCCAAATAAACAACATATAATTTAGAGAACAAAACGTTTTCCTTGTATGTTGTTTTTTTATAATCAGATATCCAGTGTACTAGGGAATTAATGGATTCTATTTCGTTTGCGGTACTTTTTGGATCGTTAGCTACTTTTTGATGTAAATGAAAAAGAGCTGCGTCTATCGGCATCATTACTTCAAAGTTTTTATATGTGTAATTTCCGATTCTTTCCAACTATGAAAAGTTATGCGACCATTTAAAGTTGGTCTTGTGATTCCGATTCTTTTGGCTATATTTTCCTTTGTGTCGCTCAAAAGTAATCTAAGTACTTTTTGTGTTGTGTCGTATTCTTTGCTCATTACAGTAACTTATATTTTGTTAATATTTTTTCAATTTCTTCTTTGCAATCTGTTGTATTAACTATTTCTACTCTTTTTATTTCGTATGAGCAAGAACGTATAGCTACATGAAAATATTTGTTTTTAAAATACCCAATTATATTAAAATAATAAAACCAAAAAGGGTCGTCATTTTTTGAATAAACATCTAGTTCTGTTACCGATTTTCTTCGCTTCAAACTTTTAATAAATTTTAATGCGTTTTTTTCTTGCTCACTCATTTTTGTATAATTTTTTACGTTTCTAATTAATAAAAAACCGTTACGCTTTGTAACGGTTTGACAAATATAGGATAAAATCTAACTCCATCCGTTTAAATCTTGAATTTTTTGTGTTAAAATTTTTAAACGCTCTGAATTATCGCCAGAAATTAATAAATCAGTTCTTTCTTTTTCTAGTTCATATATTGGTATCGCTCTGTATTTTGCGCAATTATTATAGCCGTTCTTTGAATTTTTAGAGCATCCTGTTGGTGTATTGAATGTGCAATCTTGACAGTGTTTTTTCATAAATAATTTTTAATTTGTTGTTGAAATTCAGACAAAGAACGTACTAATAAATACACGCCACCAATATTTTCTAATTTCTTTTGAATTTTTATTTGTGCGGGTGATTGTTTTCCTTTATAGTCTTTCACTTCTACCATGATTGCTTTTTGATTTGGCAGCCAGATAATGAGGTCTGATATTCCTGCAACTGTTCCGGTATTCTTCATCGCTACAGCTTCAGCGGTATCACGTTTGCCACCGTTAGGACAAGCGTGAATAATATAATCTTTGTATGTATTATGAAACCAAATGAAAATTTGATTTTGAATGTATGCTTCTGTTTGTTTTTTCATAATTTAAGTTTTATAATTATTTCTACAAGGCACGCAACCACAATACTATTACCCGCTTGCTTATACGCTTGTGAGTCGCTTACATTCCATTTAAAATCATCGTTAAAATCCATTAATCGGAAACATTCAGCAGGAGTTAGCCTTCTTATTCTTTGTTGTGTCAATATTCCTTGATTGCAAGCCGTGTCCAATGTTTGAGCCACTCCTTTACCAATTCTTCCTCTCCTTGTTTCAGAAGTTGGTACACTAAAGTTTATTGAATCGTTTTCGGTGGCTATATCATAACCTTTTGAATTATTTGCAGGAATCACAACCACATTGTCTTTTTGAACCGTTATCAATGCGTTTGAAGTTCCGTTTTCGTTTATTTCAAGCATTTGCTCTGTTGGTAATCCTGAAACTCTACTTAATGTATTTGTCGGGTTGCGACCTCGTATTGCTCCAATCTTTATTCCTTCGCCTTTATTTGTTGATAGTGTTGGAGAAACTCCTTCATCTCCATAAACATTTCCGTTCATTCCATTACCAGAAGGATTTACATTTGCTAATCTTATGATGTTATCTGAAATATCTAATGATTTTGAACTTGATGTTATTGTAGACGCAACACTTTCTTCATCTTTAAAATTGATGTTTCCATTATTAAAATTAGAAGCTCTTGAATCAAAATAATTAAGCATTTTATCACTCAAAAAATACTTTTCATCAACTTCACTTTCTAAAACATCTTTCA